TGGATGACTTCGATTACGTCGCGGGAATTCTTGTCGAGCGCGGGGGACGGCTCGGGGGGCGCGGGAGAGGCAGCAGCGGGGGATGTCGGCGGCGCGCCGGGACCCTGCGACGTCGAATCGTCTCCGGGCTGCGGCGGCATCGGGATGGCGGGGCTGGCCATTCATCGTCTCAAACTTTCTTGTGCGCCTGCTTGCCCGCCTTCTTGAAGGACGGGTGAACGGCGGACTCAGGCCGGAAATCGCCTGCGAGGTGCAGCTTGCGGCGCGAGCCACCGAGCTTGGCCAGATTCCCTACGAAGCCGCCGGATTTCGTTTTGCGTGCCATCGATTCGATTCCTTTCGCTGATCAGATAAGGGGAGGGACCGCGACGAGCATCGCGCCGTCCCTCTCCGTTGGACCCTTCCGGGGACCGGCGTGCTATGAGTCACGCCGCTCGGGAGAGGGAGCGGTTACTTTTTGTGTCCGCCCTTTTTCCGGCGCTTCCCTGCGGTCTCGAACTTATTCATGTGAGTGTCCTCCTTGATGTACGCGTCATAACTGGTAGTACTAGTGTGGCGCGTCGGGGACAGTATGGACACGATTAGACACAAGCTGTCAAGCGAAATCTCAAAATTGTGGTAATTAGGAGACAGGAGCGTACACGGAATCGATGTCACGCCACGCGTGACCGTTCTTGATTGAGGACACGTAAGCAGGAGTAATTCCGTACAAAGCAGCGACGACAAGAGGCGTAACCCCACGTCTGACCAAGTCCTTCACGACATACGCATCAGCGGCTTTGAGACGCATTCCACGCCGATTCGCAGTGCTCCAGAACGTAGTCACCCAGCGGCAATTTTCTGGCGAGTACCCGAGGTCGTTGTTCTTCCGGTCGAGACAGAGTCCTTCGCGGTATCCGGTAGATTCCGCCCAATCGCGGAACTTACCGAAGTCGTGTAACCATTCGTCGCAGACCTTCACGCCGCGTCCGCCGTACCACTTGAAGGCCACATTTCCGGGATAGTAGCAGCGGTTCTTCATCCCACACCAAACGCCATAGAGACGCGTCTTATGTCCGCCGTGTGTCGTGCTCCAATGTTTACCTTTTGGTATCATTTACTCTCCGTTATAGTGGACCTACTTCCTCCATCTTTTTGCTTTAAGGCCGGGGCTGCGTTACCTGATGGCGGTCTGCCTTCTGGATTTGGTTTACCCGCCGCCGGATTAGCTGCTCCCGGAGGAGTCAGACCTACTTCATCAGCTATCGCTTTCATTTTGGCCATCTGCTCTAGGTCCATCCGCTGTTCGTCCTGCCACTTCTCAATCTCTGTGCTTCCCTCAAAGGAACCATAATTTGCAACTTGCCAAGCATCAGCCAACGCCTGTGAAGATAGTTTAACACCGGCTTTCTTAAGTTGGATGAGGCCCAGTTTGGTTACCATTTGAGCATACTCGTGCAACGAATTCGGCAGAATCATAAATTGTAGATTGTCCGCGAACATCCGCGCCCGCTTTATCATCGACGTCGGCGAGTCTTTGTCAACGTCCTCGCCGGGGAGATGCGACGGGATGATTTGGTCGGGTCGAAAATCGAATATCTCCTGCGGGACGTTCAGCGGGCCGACGATCTGCATCAGGCGCGGCACGTTGTAGTACTGGAAGATGTTGTACTTCACCATCACGCCGAGGTCGCGCATCGGCGGCTCCATCGAGCGCGACATGTCCTCGACGATGGGACCGTTCGCCTCGACGATTTTCTCGATTTCGTCCATCGAGCCGACGGCGCGCATTTTCGCCAGCGCCTTGACGTCCGAAATCGCCTGCTGGTCGTCGAGGACGTTCTCCAGCTTCTCGGCGAACGCCATAGATTCCGCGTCGAGTTTCAGCAGCAGCGGGTCGATACCCGGCGCGAACGGCATCCCCTCGGTCGCCTGACCGTCGTAGAACAGCCGTCCGTTCGGCTGGAAGGGGTCGTAGGCGCGGCCTTCCTTCGCCGTGACCGCGTTCATATCCATCGCGATTGACGGATGAAGCTGCGCGCGCACCTTGTCCATGTTGCCGCGATATATCTCGTTCAGCGATTCCTGAATCGCGTGGCCGTCATGCACGAGCGAGAAGCCAATCGGCTCCCACGGCCAGTCGTCGAGGCAGAACGAGACGAGCGGCAGCATTCCGTGCCAGTCGAAGGACGGGCCGTCGTAGAGCTTGACGTCGACGCTGCTGATAATCAGGCGGCGGTACGGGTAGAGCCGCGCGTCGTTCTCATTCGCCGTCGTGCCGTCGGGGAGCTTCGACTTGTAGGCAGGCACCTCGTAGTACCACGACGCGCCGGGTTCGCCCATCGGTATCATCCGGTCGGTCGTGTTGACGGCGAGGTCGTTAATCCACGTGTAGCGGATAGGCACGAAGAGGTCCGCGAGCATGGTGTCAGCGGCAGGCTTTGGTCCCTTTCCGAAAATCCGCTGGATTACGTTGCCGTGAGCGGATTGGCGGACACCATCCGACATATACCAGTATTTCGACGATTTCGGGCGGAGCCGCGCCTGGTCTCGCGGGAACATCGCGTGCGCCATCCAGATAGGCATCTCGTCGAGGAGCGTGACTGCGTAGGCGGATTGCCACTTGCCGCTGGCGGGAAGCTGCACGGGAAGCACGCACGGCTGGCCGAAGGTTTCCAGCACGAGGTCGCCTTTGCCGGTGCCACCCATCGCGCGCTGGTACCGCGGCCATATCCAGCCGCGGCAGGTCGCCGCTGTATACGCCAACGCGTCACGCACCGCGCGGTCGGCGAAGGTCTCCAAATACCACGCACGCGTCGTCTTATTCATCATCTCGGCGTATTTCTTGTACGCGTCGTTTTCGGTGTGATAGCCCCAGAACGGGCGGAGCTTCGCTAGCGTGCCACAGATTTCACGCGTGTTGCGTTTCAGGCGGTTGGTGTTGATGCGCGAGCGGTACGACGCTTGGAGCGGCGTCACGTCTTTGCCGCTGAGGATGTCGAGCGCTTTAGATATGTCCGTGTAGCCACGCTGGGATTTCAGCCACGCCTGACCCTGCTCGCACGCCTCGTTGACCCAGCCGACGACGCGGGACTCGGGCATGGCAGATGGCGGGACCTGCCATTCAAGTCCAGGGAGCTTCTGGTCGTCGGCCATCTACGACCTCACGTCATGGCGCTCGACGTTGAACTCTTCCGACGCCGCGTCGCGGTCGCCGAGGTCGTTCTCTAGCGCCGACAGATACGCGTTGCGCTGCGTGAACAGCGAGTCGTACTTCGCCGCTTTGTCATCGCGGAGTTGCAGGTAGCACTCGATGAACTCGCGGTCGTACGCGGACGTGTCGCTGCGATTCATGCGTGCGACAAGTCGGTCGCGGACCTCTGCGCGCTTCGCCGCCACGAGATTGTGATTCGTCTCCGCCTCGCGCTCCCACTCGTCACGTGACTGCTGGACGAGTCGGTCGTTCAGGCGGCGCGCGTCGGGGAGCGTTCCGGCGTACTCGCGGAGATAGCCGTGTGGCGTCGGGAATTCCGAATACGGCGCGAGCATGATATAGCCGGGAGGATGCGCCGGGTCGCGGTCGCCGCCGGACGAGTTAACGAAGTAGACTATCGGGCTAAGTGTTCCGAGCGTTCGCGAAACCGCCATCAGCGATACCTCTCAAGCGTCGCCTCCTGATATAACACATCCGCGAGCGAAACGGTATTGCCGCGTTCGGTGTCGCGGGACGAGATGACGTTCCCGCGGTACGGCCCGAGGTCAATCGGCGGCAGCGCTGACCCTTCTATCGCGCGTTTTTTCGACCGCTGCGCGAGCAGGTCGAGGTCATGCGGGCAGAAGCACGCCATCGCCGCGGCCATAATCCGGTCGTCGTGCGTGTCCTCCTCGTGCTGCATCTTCTCCTTGCCGGACGACGTGATGACGACCTCGTAATGCCGCATCTCCTCGATTAACCACGGCGAGTTGATCTTCGCCCAGCCGTTCTGCGCTTCGTGGACGTAGTTCGTCGTGAGCAGGGGCCGCGACCACGAGTTCGTGAACCAGCCGCGGGCGGTCGCGCGGGATTTCGACACGCGCTTGCGGTCGTAGCGGATGAACTTGTGGAAGTTGTGATAGCCCATGCGCGCCATCTGCAACTGGCACGTGTCGCCGACGGCGGCGATTTGCTCGATGGACACGTAAGGTTGCGCCCAGCGAGTCTCGCCGAGGCGCATGTGCTGGCCGTAGTACGACGCGATAGCGAGGACGAACGCGAAGGACTCCACGTGATTGACCGCCGTCGACGCGAACTCGGCACACTGAATATCCGGGTCCTCCTTCGAGCCGACGCTGAACACTTCGATGACGGTCGAGTCGAGGCCGCGGCCTTCCGACGTGTCGACGCCGATGGAATACGAGACGCCGGGCCGCGGGTGATGCCAGATTATCAGCGAGCCTTGTACGTCCTCGTCGTTGTCCTCGCGCGGCGGCGGGTCGTGCTTAAGCGGCACGAGTTCCCAGCGGTAGGTGTCGCCGCGGGGGGACGTGAATCGCGTGGTCAATCGCTCGCGCGAGTAGTCGATGTAGTCAGGATGCGGCTCGTGGTCTTCCTCGATGGACTGACCGGAGATGCCGAATAGGCCGTAGTCCGGCGCGGCGGCGCTAATCAGCTCCGCAATCGTCTCGTTGCCGAAGACCGAGTTCGTCGAGCGTTGCAGCGCTTCCTCGTCGTCGGCGCACATTTCCTGATACCATTTCGATTCCGTGCCCTTCCGTTTCGCCTCCTCGTGACCTAACTCCCAGAACCATTGCTGCTCGCGAGGC